CCTATTGGTACACTGCCCCAGCGAGTGCAACGCTATATGCGCAACCGCAAGGTTGGCAAGTGCCACCAAAATGTGCTTGTGTTCTACAAAGGAGACCCCAAAGAGATACCAACAAACTATAATGAAATAAATTATGCAAGCGAAGATTTGGCAACATTCAGCATGGATAACAACGACCAGCCCCAGTGAGCTGCGTGCAACCTTTGAGCACATGCTGCTGCAATGTGGCTTTAAGGTGCTGGAGGTGACAGAGCACCATTTCCAGCCTCAAGGCTACACTTGCCTGTGGCTACTTGCAGAGAGCCATTTGGCAGTGCATACCTTCCCCGAACACCAGCGCACGTACATTGAGCTGGCAAGTTGCAATGGCTCTAAGTATGAGCAGTTCCTGCAACTACTCGCAACCCTTAACCCTCAAGAGCACAACAATGGATAGTCAAGAGTTTAACAAACGCTCTACCCAAAAGCGTAGGCAGATAAGAGAGGCACGCCTGCAAATCGTGTCCGAGCTTCGCCTACAGGGTAAGAGTGTAAGGCAAATTGCAGAGGCTGTTACTGCACGCCTCCAGTTGCCTAAAAAGGTGAGCAGTGGCACAATACACAGCGACCTTAAAATGCTGCTCCAGCAATGGAGAGAGGACAACAACCAAAACACCGAGGAGTGGGTACAAATGGAGGTTGCACGTGTAGATATGCTCATTTCCGAGCTTTACGAAGCATGGGAAAAGAGCAAGCAGGATTATGAGCTGGTACGAGCACGGCAAGAGCGAGTACAACAGGAGGCTGGAGAGCAGAGCACCGCCAACAAGGAGCACGGCAAGAGCAAACGCCCTGCCCAAATTAAGCAGGTGCAAAGCCGTGAAAACATTACCAACTATGGCAATGTTGGCTACCTCACAGAGATACGCAAGCTGCTTGAGTATCGTGCAAAGCTGCTGGGGCTTTATGCACCCGACCGCAAAGAGGTTACTGGAGCGAATGGGCAACCGCTTAACCCACCTACAAACAACACCACCATTAAAGTTGAGGATTTGACAGAGGCAGAGCTGGAAACCCTCTACAGTATTGCAGCAAAACGTGACGCAAAAGGGCAATGACATAGAACTCAATGATGAGCTACTGGATAAGGTGCAAGCTCACATGTGCAGAAAGAGTTTTTACAGGTTTGTAGAAACTTTTTGGGGCGTTATTATACCCGAAGCACCTGTGTTTAACTGGCACATACCCTACTTGTGTGGTGAGCTGGAGCAACTGGCTTACTACATTGTGCACCGTTTGCCCAAACCCTACGACCTAATTATTAACATACCGCCTGGAACTACAAAGAGTACTATAGCCACCATTATGTTCCCTGCATGGCTCTGGACGCAAGACGCAAGCCTGCGTGTTATTTCCAGCTCCTATGCACAGGATGTGAGCATAGACCAAGCACAAAAGAGCAAGGATATTGTAACCAGCGAGAAATACAGGCGTTTGTTCCCAGAGGTGGTAATGAGGCGTGATAAATCGGGTAAGGGTTACTATGGCAACACGGCTGGAGGTGAGAGGTACGTTACCTCTACTGGCTCTGCTGTTACTGGTAAGCATGCCCATGTTATACTCAACGATGACCCCCAAAACCCAAAGCAGGCAGATAGTGAGCCATTGCGCCAACAGGCTATAGAGTTTACCAAAACGCTCTCAACACGTAAAGTGGATAAGCGCAATACGCCAACCATCACCATTATGCAACGCCTGCATGAGGAGGATGTAACAGGCTACCTGTTGAAGAAAAAGGCAGAGCAGATAAAGCACATTTGCTTGCCAGCAGAGCTATCTGCAAACGTGCAACCCATTGAGCTGCGTGAACGCTACATAAATGGGCTGCTTGACCCTGTGCGCTTGAGTGCAGAGGTACTGGCAGAGGCACGCATTGATTTGGGCACAAGGGGCTATGCAGGGCAGTACGAGCAAACGCCTGCCAGTGCAGAGGGCAACATTGTGCAAAAAAGCTGGTTTCAACACATTAGCCGTGCCCAGTTTGAGGCTATGCGTGGTGGGGCTGTTGTGCACTTCTTCCTTGATACCGCCTACGATGAGAAGCACCGCAAGGGAGAGAACGACCCCAGTGGCATACTGGCTGCCTGCAAGATTGGGCAGCAGCTATTTGTGCTCAATGCCAAAAAGGTATGGAAAACCTTTCCCGACCTCATTGCATTTCTGCCCGAATACTGCGCAACGTGGGGCTTTAACAAACGTTCCAGCACGCTGCGCATAGAGCCAAAGGCTAATGGTGTGAGCGTGGTGCAGCAGTTGAGAGCAAGCACGGACTTGAACGTAACCAAAACGCCCAGCCCCACGGATAGCAAGGGCACGAGGTTAAGCACGTGCAGCCCCAAAATTGAGTGTGGGCGTGTGGTACTGGTAGATGGAGAGTGGACAGAAGATTTTATGGAGGAGGTGGCAGGCTTCCCCTCACAAACCCACGATGAGTTTGTGGATATACTCTGCTATGCGATAGATTACTTTTTAATTGCGCCCAAAGAGCTGCCACGTGGCTTGAGCAAAAGCAGCTTTGCAGGCATATTGTAGACAAACTTATAACCCAATAACAATATGAGCGTATTTGACCTATTTTTAAGCAAGCTAAAAACGGCTGTTGGCTACCAGCAGTCGTTTGAGGAGCTTTTGCAGGCTGGTGATGTGAGTGGTGCGCTGGCTCTTATGAGCTGCGACAACCCTGTGCAAATTGCTGCCATTAAGCAGTACAACGTGCAATCTCACAAAATTATGGAGCGTATGGATAAAGCTGTGTACAACGAGGATGGCAGCTTTAAGGGCTGGGTTAAGCGTTGGCGTTTGCCCCTCTCCTACGCAAAGTACATTAACGAAATGGCTGTTGTGTTTATTTATGGCAGACCTGTGCAATGGTTGCAGAGCAGCCAAAACACGGACAATGCCTATAAAGCCTTTTGCGACTTTATAGAGGATAGCCATTTCAACGCACGCATTAGGCAGGCAAAGCGTTTGGCTGGTGCAGAGACCAAAGCTGCGCTGCTGTTCCACTGCTACCAAAACAGCGAGGGCAAAGCCGACTGCCTCATTAAGGTACTGGCTAAATCTCTGGGAGATGATCTATATTACATGAAAGACCAGTATGGCAGGCTGGTGTACTTTGCCCGTGGCTACTATTTGCGCGAACGTGGCAACAGCACAAGTTACTACGTGGATATTTACACGGATAGCTACACGTACCACTGCAAGCGTGCCAGCATGGGCTGGGAGGTAGCCAAAGAGGTTAACTACATAGGCAAAAAGCCTGTAATACTGCTGGAGCAGGAAACAGAGTGGGATGGTGCAGACGCACTAATGGAGCGACAGGAGTACATTAAAAGCCGTACTGCTGATGTGAACGACTACATGGCAGACCCTGCTCTGGTGGCTACTGCTGATGTGGTGCAAGGGCTACCCGATAAGGACAGCGAGAACAAGCTCTATGTGTTGAGCGAAAAGGGCGATTTGCGCTACCTCACACCCGACACAGCCAGTGAGCTTAAAAAGCAGGAGACGGAGGACAACGAGCGACACATTTTCCGCAATACCTTTACGCCTAACATTGACTTTGACATGATGAGCAAGCTCACCAACGTATCAGCCAAAGCCCTCAAGCAAATGATGGTGCTGGCTGATATTAAGGCAACCATGCGTAAGGAGACACACGATGAGTACCTAAAGCGCACTGGCAACCTCATTATTGCCATACTCTCCAACGTAACCAACATTGCACTTGCTGGTGAGCTGGAGCAGTTGCGCATGAAGCATGAGTACCAAGAGCCGTTTGGTGAGGACATTGCAGAGGCAATTAGCAATGCCATTAAGGAGAAGAACGCTGGCGCAATGAGTAACGAAACGCTCATTGAGCTTAACCCCCTTGTGCGTGATAAGCAACGCGAAAAAGAGCGCATTGCTAAAGAGACAGCCGAAAAGGAGGAAAAGGAGGCACAGGCTGCTGCCAACAGCGTGTTTAACTTCCAGTAAACTTTTGAGAGCTGGAGCTACTATTCTTAAATAAAAAACTAAAATGGCACAGATTAACTGGAAAGAGGTTTATAGTAAGCTGGGCAAGCGCACAGAGGGGTATGCGCTTGCCGTGCGTGGCATGTTCCAGCAGCGCATTGGTGAGATAATAGCCATGTGTGAGGGGCTGGAGCTGGAGGAGGGCAAGCCATTTGCCTTTGCCGATTATGAGGTAGCCCCTGCTGTGCAAAAAAAGCTGCGACAACTCTATGCAGAGGTGTACAAGGAGATACGTGGCAGTGTGGTGCGAGAGTGGAACTATGCCAATGCCAACAGCGATAAGCTCATAAAAGGGCTGTTTGGCAGTGAGAGTATAGAGAACAACCACTACGCTAAATATTTCCAGCGCAACAAACAGGCTATGCAGGCGTTCCTCACACGGCAAACCAATGGGCTTGACCTCTCCCAGCGTGTTTGGCAGTATGTGGGGCAAACACGAACCGACCTTGAGGCTGCGCTGGATTTGGGGCTGGGGCAAGGCTTGAGTGCAGACACCTTGAGCAGGCAGGTGAGAGAGTACCTAAACAACCCCGATGATTTGTTTAGGAGGTTTCGCTACAAAAAAGGCGAGGATGCAGAGGGCAACCCCATTTATGGGCGCAAGTGGAAACGTAGGTGCTACGATAAGGACACGGATAGCTTTTACTGGGTAGATGCAAACCCAAAGGACTACCATACAGGCACAGGCGTTTACCGCTCAAGCTATAAAAATGCTATGCGCTTAACACGCACGGAAACCAACATGGCTTACCGCTCTGCTGACATAGCACGTTGGCAGCAAATGGATTTTGTGGTTGGCTATGAGGTAAAAATGAGCAAAAACCACCCATGCCACGATATATGCGATGATTTGCAGGGGCGTTACCCCAAAGAGTTCCAGTTTGTAGGGTGGCATCCGCACTGCTACTGCTACATTGTGCCTATTATGTGCAGCGACCAAGAGCTTGAGCAGCTTACAGACCAAATACTGCGTGGAGAGGACACGGAGGGCTTTACACCTGCTGGAGTGGTGAGCGAAATGCCTGCCAACTTTACCGAGTGGATAAGCAAAAACGCTGACCGCATACAGGAGGCTCAAAGCCTGCCATACTTTATACGAGATAACTACACCAACGGAGATATAACAAAGGGGCTGCGCTGGGAAACAGAGTACAAAAATGAGGCTGGGCTGGCTAACTTTAGCAAGCTCATGGGTAAGGCTGAAATTGATATTGACGAGTTTACCCACATGCAAACCGTAACCGCCAAAGAGTTTAGCGAGTGCAGCAACTTTGTTGAGGCAGGCACGGCTGGAGGCTTCCCCCTCTCCACTGCCACCACCAGTAATGGCTGGCAGTTTGAGGAGCTGGGCAAGTTGAGCGACCCAACCGAGCTGGCAAACTTGCTGGCAGAGGCTGGCAAAGGCAACAACCTGCTGGCTCAATACTGCACGCCCGAACAGTTGGCAGAGCTGGAGCGTATAGCAACACAAGCAAAGTTTGCAGCCAAAGCCGATGGCAAGTTTATGGTGGCATTAGACAAGGACACGCTCAAGGCTGTTATAAATGGCGATACAGCCACGTTCTCTGCCAGCAGGTACGTTGGCACGAATTACAGCAAACTTTGCTCTGCTGCGCTTGAAAATGGTGTTGTCGGAGCTAATGAGGGTGCTGTATGTGTACTTGACCTGCCAAAGGGTAGCCGTTACCTGCAAACTATGGCAAAAGGTGAGCCTACTGCCATGCTATTGCCTAACAGCAAATTTAAGGTTGTGAGCACCGAGGTTAAAACCGTTGTGCGTGCTGGCAAATCTACAGAGGTGCTGCATTACCATTTGGAGCTTGTAGATGATGGCAGCTCTTTTGTTAAGGAGGTTGCAGAGAGCAAAGCCAAAGTTAAAGCAGAGGTGGCTGCACACAACAAGGCTGTTAAGGTGGCAAACAACGTACTGGGTGCTGCCAACAAGGGGCACTATGAGCTGCTGGGCATTGATACTACAGAGCTGGAGAGTGTGCTGGCTAATGGCACAACAGCAGAGGTAAAGGCTGCCACAAAAGAGCTTGCAAAGGAAATGGCTGCTGCTAAAAAGCTGGCTTTACAGGAGGCTGTGGAGCAGCCTAACATGTGGGCACTGGCACAGGAGTTTGGCGTTGCGGATGCAAAGGCGTTTATGGCAAACTGGAGCAAGCACATGGCAAAAGCCAGCCAATATACCACTGATGAGCTGTTTTTGCAAAAGGTGATTGATAAAGAGCTGTATTATGCCAACCTTAACCCGACCAAGTACAACACCACTGGCAAGTTTATTGAGTACATGGGCAAACTCAAGGCGCAATATGAGGCTAAAATACAGCTGACTGCCATACAAGGAGAAATAGACACCGTGGTTGTATTTGCCAACACCTGCAAATATAATGCGAAAATACATACTATGGTGGCTGATCTACTCAATGCCACCAGTAGCAAAAAACTTGATTTAACGAGCATAGAAAGCAAGTTAAAGGTTGCTCAAAAAGAGATGCAACGGTTGGAAGCAGAGCGCATAAAGCTATTGCGAAGCAAGGGCGTTACAGCCTATGACATAGAGCAGTTTTATAGCACAGCAGACAAAGCCAAACTAACAAAGCTACGTGGAGAATATGAGGCAGCACTAAAGGCAGCAGGAGGAGATGAGCGCAATTACGATGTAATAGATGCAATGAGTAAGTTGGCTGATTTCACTGTACAAATGGGCAACAAGTATGCTGGAGTACAGCCTGCATTGAAAAATTTGGATGGACTAACTGCACAACAGGTTGAGCAGGCGTTCAAAGAGTACGCTGCCCACACGCCTGTTAACCCAAATTATGCGTGGAGCGCAAACGTTGGTGGTATTACCTTCAAATTAGATAGCATGTATCGTGATGTAGAGGCAGATTGCAAAGCTATGGCAAAGCGTTTGGCAGGATATGGCATTAGCGTAAGCCCAGAGGAGTTAAGCCTCATTTACCGATACACGTGTGGCTCAAACTTTATAAACCATTACTCATTTGGCACAAGCAAAATTGAGCAGGTAGTAACAGACGCTGCACTCAAAAAGGACATATACCACATGTTAGATAACTATAAAGCTGCGCTAAATGGTGTGCTTGAAAAGCTACCAAGATACAATGGCTTTACGTACCGAGGTGTTGATATATTCCCCAGTGCGATAAAAGACCCGACACAAGATGCATTTTGGGGTAGCATAATGCAGGCATGGAGTAGTAAAAGCAAAATATGGGTTACGCCAAACCCCTTGAGCACCACTACCAAAATAGGCATTGCAGATAGTTTTGCAGGAGGTACAATGAACGCCCGAAAGGGGCAACGTGTAATAATGAAGATACATGGCAAAACAGGTGTAGATATACGTGATGTAAGCGAGTACAAAAATGAGGCAGAGTATATGTTTAGAGCTGGTAGCAAGTTTAGACTACTCAAAGCCCCATACAAATGCGTTACAGCAGGTTTGGGCAGAAAAGGCGATTGGTGCATAGAGCTGGAGGAGATACTGGACTAAAAAAGGCAGGGCTAAATGCTCTGCCTGTATTATTATTCGCTAATGCCTTTGTATCTCTTTATTAGTTCCTCAAGCTCCTGCTTATATGCGTCACTCTCTGGGTTCGTATTGGCACTGTTACGCATTAAGTAGCTTTTAAGGTAGTTCTCCCAGCCCTCTTTAGTGGGTTTCTCTGTGCTGGCATACCAGTGCATTTCAAAGCCCCACCAAAAACTGCATTCTGCGTTTGCTTGTTGAGTATGCAGGTATGGGTCTGTGTTCTCTCCCTTATACCAATGCAAGTATTGAGGTATTTCGCTGGCTGGTACTACATAGTAGAGTGGCTTGTAAAACCTCTCCTCCATTGCATGCTCATATATGTATGTTATCCAGCGTTCACTGCCATTATGTAGCAAATCCGAATAAGTGTGCATGGCAAATGTAAGCAACGCCTCATGGATATTGCTAAACGCTTTTTGAGGCTCTTTATATAGCTCAAAGTAGTAGCAGTTATTTTGAGGTATGAGCTGCTTGTATTTGCCCCAGCCATTAGCCCAGTGATATTCAAAATACCATAGTAGCGAGGCAATACCATTGTAACGCTCACACCAAGCCCCTTGAGAAGCGTTAACCTCCTCAAATGGGTTACTTTTTTCGCCCTTGTAGTACAGGTATGTAGTTTGCTGTTTGCTCATAACGAATGCAAAGGTAGTTATTAATTAGTTATTTAACGCTCAATCATGGGCAAAATGTTTTGCTTTTTAAGCATTTCATACAGGAACAGCCTGCCCTTTTGCCTCCACTCTGTGAGCATAGCCGTGCCCAAAGAGCCGTCACGGTGGGTAATCTGTATGGTGTGGCTATGCACGTAGCCCTGTGCGCTGTATGGTGAGTAGAGTATCCACTGCCCATTAACCTTGCGCTGTATTTTGAGTTCTGCCAGCTTCTTATTAAAAGCCTTTGCGCTCATGCCATAATCGGCTGCAATTTGGGTAATGGTTACAAGCTCTTTGCTGGCAAGTATTACCTCCACATAGTCGCTGCGCTTTTGTAGCTCCACAATTTGTGCGTCTTTAGCCTCATTTTGGCGTTGCAGGGCTGCGATGTGCTCCTGCTGGGCATTGTTCTGTTGGCGCAACTGCTTGAGGCGTGTGGCAAGCTCTATAAGCATATCTGGGTCACTTGCCAGTTGCTCAATGGTGGCAGGCGTTGCAGTAATGCCCACCTGCATAAGCTCTTTAATACGGTCGTTGCACCAAATGGCAAATGTGGGGCTTAACCAGCGTGCAAACTCCAGTGCCACGTCTTCATGCATCCACGTACCCTGTAGGCGAGGAACACCACCATGCTGCACAACCACCAAGTCCGTTGGGCATATATGCCTAACGGCTGATAATGAGGCAATAAAGTCCTGTGATGGCTGTATGCGTAACCAGTCCTTTGCAGTTTTGTTGAACTGTTTAGCCATCTCTGTTGCGTTAACCATGAGTGAGCCATTGGCTTTGCGAAAGCTAATTGGCAGGTTGTTGTACGTAAAAACCGATAATGCTGTTTCCATGCTTGCAGGTATAAAAGAGAGAGGAGCTAAAGCAAGGGTTGCACTATGTAGCAGTGTGCAAGGGCTTGCTAAAGCTCCAGTATATGATTTATCACTCTGTAAGCCGTTGTAGCTGCTACTCTACACCAGCTTGTGTTGGTGCAAAGTTAATACAGCATAAATACAGCAGCAAAGGTTGTAATGCCTAATTTTTGAAAGTGAGGCTATTTACTGGCTGCCAGTGCCTCCATTAGCCCATCAGCATTGTCTATATTAAAGCTATAGCTGCTGTATGGAGCTTTGGCTGATCTAAAATTAAAAGCCACCGAGCCACCAGCCTGTAGCACTGAAAATATGCTATCACCACTAAAGCCTGTGCGCTTATCGTATGGCACGAGGATATTGCCATTATCCTCTACTCTCACCATGCCCCTAATAATGTTGCCATCGTTACCTCTCACAGCAATGTGCATTTCTCCAGAGCGTGTTACTGGGTGCTTGCCATACTCAAACAGCTTAAATATTACACCGCCAACCGTATCACCGTATATGTTGGCTTGTCTAAATGGCTGCACTAATGCAGTGAGCCTTGAGCCTTGTGTGGCAGAGTTTGAGAAGCTGCCATTTGTAAGCTCTGCATACACATACTTGTAGCCTGTTGGCTCTCCAAACTCATTAACATAGTTGCCTATTTGCCATGTTTTAGCCTGTATGGGCTGTTCGGCTGCACTGCTCTCATGGTTTGGCTTGCTTTGGGTGTTTGAGCATGAGGAGAACGTGATGCACGCTACCAGTGCAGCTACTTTCAAAAGTTGTCTCATTAGCCGTTGTGTGGTTTAGAGTGATTTGCCTATCTTTGTACCAGCATGGCAACAGCCCTATGTAGGCAAAAAGCGTAGGACAAATGCCACCTGCTCACAAGGGCTACCACACCCTATAACTCACATGGCATAGTCCTACGCTGTGCGTAGATACACTACACCCATAGTGAGTTATTTTTTTGATTAGCCATTTGCGCAATGGTTGTGGTAGTTCTGTGAGCAGTTTGGCTAATAATGTTATGTCGTTGCTGCACTCAATGTGCTGCTATGTAGGTGCAAAGATAGTCGGTTTTCTTAAATATACAAAATAAAAAGCAGGCTAATGCGCATCACTGCCCAGTTAGCCTGCACCTAAATCAATCTTCTTAACCTAAATATTACCCATTGTGTATGCTTAACGTTGGTAACGCTCAATAAAGGCAGCAACCACCTCCTGCATTAATAGTGGCAGATTGCTTATGGAGGCAACAAAGAGCAACGAGGGTATTGCGTGTGTGCCATAGCCAGCTTCTGCTATAGCTCCAGTAATGCAGCCCAGTGTGTCCGCATCACCACCCATAGCCACGGCAAGCCTTATTGCATCCTCAAAGTTGTTGCTCTCAAGGTAGCACTTTATGGCAACAGGCACAGTGCCCATGCAGCTCTCATCAAAGCTGTAGCTGCGTTTGCGCTCCTCCAAATCAAAGCTCAAGTCGTAGCTAAACCTTTGCTCAATGGCTGCTTTAATAGCCCCTTTGCACTCACCTTTGCGTGCCATGTATATTGCAGCAGCCGTGGCAACAGCCCCCTTAATGCCCTCTGGATGATTGTGTGTGCACTCTGCACACTTGTAAGCCTCCATCTCTGTTGTAAACAGGCTCTCAAAAGCCCAGCCAATAGGTGCAACCCTCATGGCAGAGCCGTTGCCATAGCTGTTGTATGGCTCTGGAGTGTCAGAGCGTAACCACTCTGCGAACTTACCACCATAGCTGCCTTTGGGGTTCGGGTAGAGCCTGCCCCATTTGCGCAAGCTCTCCATGTATGGTGTGCCCTGCATTATTGCATCGGCTACAGCCACACACATAATGCTATCATCCGTATATTCAGAGCCTGCTGGCAGCAGGTCAAAGTTATAATTTTTGGTAGGGGCAAACTCATACGTGCTGCCCACCATATCGCCAATTATTGCGCCTAACATAGTTAATCAATACTGTTTTTGCGCATGTGTGGAGTGCGTAGCAGCTCCAGTTTGCGTATTATACAAAGTTGGTTCTCATACGGTTTGTGGTCTATGTTGCGGTTCTGCAACGTAACCAAACCAATACCCAGCAGTTCGGCTGGCAGGTGGTCGTATATGGCTTTTTTGCTGCCAAATAGCCAAAACTCCCTGCCCTTGTAGGGCTGTTTAAGCTGCACCAGTACAGCGTTTTTACCTCCAAGTGCCATACGCTACAGGGTTTTAATGGGTACTTTACACAGGATGTCAAACTCACACTGGCAGTGCAGGAAGTCAATAGCCAGCACAGCTATGGCTCTGCTCTGCACCGAGTGGCAACGCTCTTTTACCGTGGTTACATCCTCTACCTGTTCGCTCAATATGCGCACAGCCTCCATGTAGCCCTCTTTTACGCTGGCATTGTGCTGCTGGTTCATCTCTTTTTGCTGGAGGCGTGCGTTGATTGCATCAATGGCAGCCTCAATTAGTTGCTTACTTTGCGTAATCATAATGCTTATTTTGGGGTTGTTGCCAGCAGAGAGCCTGCACCCCTGCTGGCATGGTTTGTATTATCAAAGCTCCTCCACTCCCAGCAGGCGTTTGGTAGCGGTTATTGCATTGCTTGTTAGCTGGCGTTGCCATGCCTCATTGCGTGGAGACCACTTAAAGGCAGCGTGCTTGAGCTGGGCTATCATCTCTGCGCTGGGTCGCTCCTCAAAGTGCAACCGTATGCGCTCCTCACTATTGCACAGCTCCACTGTTACGCCCTCCAGCTCCACTGTGCGGTCGGGTGTGCTGGCTATGGCTGTAAGCCTCTCAAGGCGTGCCTGTGCATCCTTTATTTTGGCAAGGTTGTTGGTGAGCTGGTAAGGCTGAAAGCCTTTTTTGAGAAAAGCGTATTGCGGTTCTGCCATGAGCAGGTGGGCATTTTTCTCACTCATGCCCAGTGCCACCAGCTCATCCAGCATCTCCTCCTCTGTGAGGCTCTTTTTACGCAATATGGCATTTGCCTTTTTCATTACGTCTTGCAGGGCTGTGAGGCGTTCCACCTTATCCTGTAGGCGTTGTATCTCATCCCAGCCTGTGAGCCTCTGTGCACCTCTCTGTGCACGCTCCACACGTGTAATAAAACGCTCTGCCCAGCTATCCAGCTTTTCACGTGCGCTGCGCTCCCAGTTGTTCAGCTTCTCTGCTCTGCGCACTGGGAAACGTGCAGCACCTGTTATAAAGCTGGAGATGCAACGGCTGTATGCAGATAGCCAGTTGGCATACAACTCAAGGTAACGCTGCTCAAAGTGCTCATGCAGCTCTACTGGTAGTTGCTCAAGGTAGTGGCGAAGCTCCTGCTCACACTCATTAAGCAGCATTTCGCCACGTTTCTCTGGGTCAAAACTTGTACCCTGTGTTGCTCTGTAGGCAAGCTGCTTGAGTGTCATTACAGAGGCTCTGCGTTCAATCTGTTCCATACGTTAATCCTCCTGTAGTTTAAGCCAGTTGTTGCGCTTCTCTCTGCACTGCTCCAGCGTAGGAGCAACGCAAGAAAAAAGCTCTCCATTGGTGTGTCTGTAGTCGTACTGGTAGTAGTACTTTTTGTTGCAGGCTCTGTAACGCTCATAACGCTCTGTGCCTGCTGCCTTGCACAATGTGCATCCGTTTTCATCGTTCATCTGTGCCATATTTTATTTAGTTTGGAGGGCTGGCTGTTACACCAGCCCAGAGTTAATTATTTGCTGTGTAAAATGAGGTCGTGGGTTACGCTGCATACATGATCGTAGAGCAGCCAAAAGTATTCGTTTGCTGGTTTAGCCTCCAGTATTATGCGTTCTCTGCGTCCGTTGGTGTACTTGAGCTGGCTGGCTATGCGCTGTGCCTCTGCTTTGCTCTCAAACACAACGGCTGTTGAGTTTGCTGGTACAATGGGAGCACCCATATAGCCTTTGCCCATACCGCAATAGCAGTAGTGCTTTTCGGGTGTGGGGCAGCCAGCCGTGTAGCCTGCTACCACCCATTTGCCGTTGTGCTGTACTGCCAGTTGCTCCAGCGTGTGAGCGTATGCTGCGAACTGGTCTATTACTGCTTGCTTCTCTGTGCTCACTGCAACGAGTGAGTTGTTTGGTGTTGCTGTTGCCATGTTGTTTATTGTTGTGGTGGCTGGGGCTGCCCCCAGCCGTGGTTATTAATTAATTTCTAAGTAATCTTGCCCAAAGGTGTGTGCCTCATGCACATACTGGTTAAAACGGTGGTCTGTGTAAAGCCCGATAAAAAAGCCCTTGAGTTCGTAGCTGCTTACGTGGAGCATAAGAGCCAGCTCCCAGCATGTTTCCTTGAGGCTGTACACCTTTGCACCAACCTCATTGGCTGCCTTTTTCATATCCTGTATTCTCTTTGCCAAATAAAGTATGCAGGCTACTATTGCGTTGCGCTGTTGCTTCTCTGGTATGTAACCACAAGTGCTAAACAGCCTAAAGCGTGTTTCGGAGCAGTACCACACCTCATCGCTTTTGTCTGCGTATTCTGTGTTGAGCGTGCTGGTGTAGTCCTCCAGCTCACTTGCCTCTGCTGTAGTGAGGTTGTAAGCCTTAACTATTTTGTTGAGTTCTGCCTTTTTTATGAGCTTTGCCATTGTATTGAGTTTTTTATTTATTAAAAGCGTTCATTATTTGTACGCTACAAAGGTAGTGGAAAGAATTAAGATACCAAACTATCAATTTAAGAAATCCAATTATTTAACAGACTTTAACCATATTCTCAACACACTGGAGTTGAATTACTTTCAAAAATTAGGCGTTCGCAATGTGTACGCTATTAAAATGATTGACTATATTTGCCTACGTTTAACAAATAAAGCGAGTAAGCATGAACGAAAAATTACTACAGGCACTGATAGGCAAATGCAAAGACATGGGCTTATCTAAGGAATCTATCCAACAAATTGCTGGCGTTGCAAGCAATGGGCTGGGAGATGACGCGACCGAGGAGGCTATTGAGCAACGTGCAAATGAGTACCTGCCCATCCTTAAAGCAATGCAAGGAGAGGCAACCCGATGGGCACAGCAGCAAAAGCCACCGAAGCCAACTGTGACCCCAAAGCCCAACACAGAAAATCCGCATGAGGAGTCTGTGGACGCTATTGTAGAGGCAGTAACCGCAAAGCTCCAGAGCAGACTTGATGAGCAACAGACTACCATTAGCCAGTTGCAGGCTCAACTAAGCAAAAGCGAGCGTAGCACCCTTATTGCTTCCGTAACTAAAAAGCTGGGGCTTACCGATGCAGACATGGAGTTTGTGAGCGTGCCCGAAGATGCAGATGTTGCAGAGTATTTGGGTAAGTACAAGCAAAACCTTGTTGCACGTGGGCTAAAGCCAACTGACCCCAACGTATCAGCCGAAACCAAAGAAAAGGCTGAAAGCGAATTAGCTACAACGCTACTCGCAGAGTTTGAAGCGAAATAAGTAACATTATTAAAAACTCAAAAGAGCAATGAAACGCAAGTTTGAAAACTATGGTGGTGACAGAGCCTGTTACACCATGCCCCCTGTAAAGGTTACAGGTGGCTTTACGCTTGACCCTGCTCAAACCAACCTGCCTGTAGGTGCTGTTATCCCCTTTGGCACTCCTACCTGTGTTGACGAGGCTACACGCCTTGCCAAACTCATTAAGAGCGCACGAGTTGTTGCCATTGGTACTGATACCAAACAGGTAACAGTGGAGGCAGACGAGTTTAGCAAACCACTCTTTGTAGTTGGTGATGTGGTTGCAGCCGACCTTTCGGCTACACTTGCCAAATCGCCCAGCATTACTGCCATTGCCACCACCGAGGCAGGGCTTGTGCTTACCCTTTCCGCAGCCATTACAGGTTTGGCTGTTGGTGATGGGCTTTACGAGGTTGTTGCCGATGGCACAAACGTGAAGCTGGTAGCAGAGCCGAACAGCCTCTCTATTGGTATGTATGGCAGCGCAGAACTCAAAGAGGAGTTGAGCGACACAGTGATTGACGTTACACGTGACAGTGGTAACGGTGAAATTTATGCACGTAGAGTACCCCCTGTGCCTGCCAAATACCTTGACGGCAACCTGCTCAAGGGTACAAAGGTGCTTTACTCCCAATCTAAATAACAGAAAGGAGGTAACACATGGATTCAATTTTTAACAAGGTAAAACTTGCCAGCATTCCAGTTGACCTGCTGGCTACACTACGCATTTTCTTTGAGGAGGCTTCGCTCAAAAACAAAACCCTGTTTGAGCAGCTTTACGTTGACCGCTGGTTTACCTACAACCTGCCCCAAATGGGTCTGACCGCAAAGGCAATCCAAGCAAAGTACAACGTGCGCTTCATGGCAAGCCTCATTGGTAACGATTCGGCAACACCGTTGCGCCCCAGCGATGGCTTCAAAACCTTTGAGGATGAGATTCCACGCATGGGTCACAAGTTCCCCATGACCGCAGAGAAATTGCGCAAACTCATTGAGGTGTTTGAGAGCAACCGCTACACAGACGCTCAAAAGTTCGCAGAGTTCAAAAAAATCCTCATGGGCGATGTTAAGGAGGCTTATTTGGGCTGCAAGGATACTGTAGACCACATTATCCTCATGGCACTCTCCAACGCTGGTGTTGCAGAGTTTAAGCCTACCCTCAACAACCCCGATGGGCGCAAGTACAAAGTGGACTACAACATGCCTGCTGCCAACGTTCTCAAGGCTACTACAGCATGGGAGAAAGGCAACGAGGGCAGCGTTAACCCCTTTGCAGAGCTTGCCGATATTCGCTACACGTTTGCCAACCGTGGTATTGCGTTTGGTGAGACCCTTATCTCACCTGCTGTGTACTACTGGCTCATTAATTGCCCTGCTGTACGCAGAGCCATTAAGGGCACAGACAAGTCGGGTCAGCCCATTACCCCTGTAGAGCTTTCAAACATGCTCAAGGCATTTGAACTGCCCGATTTCACCATCATCAACAAACGCAACTCCATTGCGGTTGATGGCAAGCGTAGCGAAACGCTCATTAACCCCTACAATGACAACGTGCTTGTGCTCAAGCCTGCTGGCATTATTGGTGAGGTACAGCCTGCCTTTGAGGATAACTCTATTATCCCCGAACCCGATGTAACCTACATGGATGCAGACAACGGCATCCGTGTTGCCAAATGGCAGGTGGGTGAAAGCACTGGGCAAAAGGCTGGTGAGTACACACAGGCAAGCTGGCGTGCGCTCCCGATTATCACCGACATTGACAGCATAGTTAGCTACCAAGTAAGAGGGCTTGAATAAACAGCATAGGGTATGACAAACATACAAGCAATACAATGCGAGGTTACACCATACGCAACAGGCGATAACCAACTGGAGCTTGAAAAAGGCTTGTTGGATGCAAGTAAGCGTACTGGTGTGGTGCTGGCAGCCGATGGCGAGTATTCGCCCGAAAACGAGCGCACAGTTGCGCTGGCAGCAGTATTTGTGCTGTACAAATACATTTCGCTCTCCAGTGAAACCGAAAGCCAGTGGTCGCAAGGCTACAACGATAAGCTCAAGGAGCGTGTGCTGTTCCTCTGCAACAGCAATGGTATTGATGCAAGTGAGTTTATACCCGATGCAGTTATTAAGCTCTCACACGCCTCTAATAGGTTTTAACAATGGCAAGCCGTTACAACAACATACTGGAGATACTGGTTGCACCAGCAGAACCCACACGCAACGAGGTGGGCGATTTGGTGCAGGGTGTACCCTCATGGCAATTCCTCACCAAGTGTAGGGAAGAGCCTACGGATGGAGGTACAAGCGTTTCCACAGTTGGAGCTAAAGCCATTGATTATGGTTCTGCCGTTTTCTTCCCTGCTGATGCCCCAGCCGTGCCCCTCAATTCCGAGATACGTGTATTGAGTGTTGAGGGCACGGTGCTGGTGCAGGGCATGGTAATGCGTTACAAACGTTACAGGCACTATGGCAAAATATGGATTTAGTGCAGAGTTTAGCAATGGAGATGTAAGCAAACAGTTCTCTGCCTACGCTCTACGCATACACCAAGCCATTAAAACTGTTATGCAGTATATTGGTGAGGAGTGCGTAAGGATAGCCAGAGAGAAAGGCACTTACAACGATATTACAGGTAACTTGCGCAACTCCATTGGCTATGTGCTGGTGAAAGATGGCGATATTATATGCAAAAACTTTGAGGAGCGTGTGGCAAGCAAGGTGGCAAGCGCAGCTAATGGCAGTGGTATCTTGCAAGGACAAGCACTTGCAGAGGAGCTGGCAAAACGCTTTACTAAGGGCTATGCCCTCATTGTGGTAGCTGGTATGCACTACGCACATTACGTAGAGAGCCTTAACAAGGATGTACTGGATAGCGCAGAGAGGTACGCCCAGCAGAGAGTGCCAAAACTGATGCAAATGCTTAAACAACAAATTTATAAAAACGCTGTATAAACGTGGCTAACATTGATGAACTACCCATGCAGGAGGATATGCAGTTTAACACGCTGCAAGATGATATCCTTTACATTGTGCTAACTCAATCCGAGCTGGCAAAGGAGCTTACAGGCGTAATACGCAAATCGCAAAAGCCTCTACGCTCCCAGCCTCCAAAGGTAGAGGATTGCATAATTAGCAGCCTCTCCATTGAGAGTGGCAGCGTGCAACTGGGTACGAGCAATGTTAACATATATGTGCCCGATACAACAACCAACACCAACCACGCAAACGAGCCAGCCGACACAGAGGCGAACACAGCACGTATCAAGCAGCTTGCAGGGCTTGCATACGCTGCATTGCGTAAGCATTACTGTGAAAATGGCTGGGCGTTTGAGTGCGTTGCACAGGATGTAATTGAGGAGGCTGCACTGCATTGCCACCGTATATGGCTAAAAATAAGGTTTAATTTTCATAATTCTTAAATAGTACGACTATGGGTTTTATTTCATTAGGCTTATCCGAGGTACAGGTTGGCGCAATCGCTGCTGATGGAGGCGAGGCTACCACCTACACCAAGATAGGCAAGACCTACGAAAACACCTGCAAATTAACGCAGGAGAAAGCCGATGTAACGGAGCACTACGAGGAGGGGCAAAGCGCACCAGAGGTACGCAAAAAGAAGAAAAAAGTGCCCATTCTCACGTTCTCAATCATGGATCCCGACTGCTCATTCCTCCAAGCCTATCTGGGTGGCACAACCACAGGCGAGGGCGATGACATGGAATGGAGCTGGAGCGACACAGACGAGGATATTGAGGCGAGCATTCGCATTATCCCCGAAATTGGTTTGGTGTACACCATTCCGCGTGCCGACATTGAGGCAATTATCAATGCCGATATGTCCTCACAGGGCATTAACCTTGTGGAGTTCACCGTTACACCGCTCAAGCCTACAAAGGCTGGCGTAGCTACCATGCGAGCACGCAAAAAGACATCAACATTTCCCTCTACCAAATCCAGCACCTAACAGGTAGCTGGTGTACTACTTCGATAAAGCCCACTATGCACACGCAAAAGGTGCGTGGTGGGCTTTTGTAATAACAACAAATAGCTATGGAAGAAAAAAACGATAAAACGGCTAACGAAATAGAGGCTCTTGAGGCTGAAAAAAACGAGTTGCGCCTGCTCATTGGTAAGGGCATTAGCTTCGTGGTAGAGTACTACGAGGATAAGGTGGTGCGCATACCACGCTGGCACTTTTTGCGCTGGATAAAGCGAAAACGCAAAGTGCGAGAGGAGAAGCAAAAAGAGTTCGTTGTGAAAGAGCCTACTGCCTTTACACTTGACCGCCTCTCAATGGAGTACATAGAGCTTGCCATTGATGAGCAGCGAGTAAAGGAGCAACCCCGACAGGAGGCGCGCAAGTTGTTTGCTCAACACAACAAGCGCATGGCACGCATTGTTGCCATTGCCACGCTGGGCAACGACTGGGAGGATGCAAAGCTACTGGCAGAGCGCACAGAGTTTTTTACACGCTGGCTCAAAAACAGCACGCTCTGGGAGCTTGTGCAAGCCATTGACCTCACAAACAACCTTGCGGATTTTATAAACTCTATGCGATTGTTATCCAGCGCAAGGACAACAATGCCAAATCGCATAGAGAACCCAGAGGCTTAAACAGCCTGTATGGGCAACGTGGGGCAATATGCGCATACTTCCACTGGACATGGGAGTACCTCACCAAAGGCATTGCATGGGCAGTTGTGCAACGTATGCTGGCAGACCAAGCACGTTACGATGATGAGGAGGAGGCAGCAAGCAGCAATGGCACAGGCTTTGAAAATGGCGATATTGAGCTAACAGAGGAGAACGCAGATGATTTTATAAACTATATAAATAGCTTGTCATAGTGGAAAATAACAACGGAGCTTTAGCTTTTGATGTACTTATCCGAGATAGCAATATAGAAGCCATGCTCTCTAAGGATGAGCAGCGCATTATTGAGTTTAAGGAGACAACCGAAAGCAGCTCAAACGACATAGTAAGCAGCTTTGCCAACATAGGCAAGGCAGTGGCTGGGCTGGCAGTAACTGCCATGCTCAAAAGCTGGGTTACAGACATAATTGAGGTGCGTGGTCAGTTCCAGCAGCTTGAGATTGCGTTTGGCACAATGCTGGGCAGTGCAGAACAGGCTCAAAGCCTCATGGCACAGCTCACCAGCACGGCTGCCAGCACCCCATTTGACTTGCAGGGCATTGCTCAAGGAGCAAAGCAGTTGCTGGCTTATGGAGAGAGCGCAGACACGGTTAACGATACGCTTGTAAGGCTGGGTAACATTGCCAGTGGTTTGAGCATACCGTTGAACGACCTTGTTATGCTGTATGGCACAACAATGGTACAGGGCAGGCTCTACACGCAGGATGTAAGGCAGTTTATGGGGCGTGGTATTCCGTTGGTTAACGAGCTGGCTAAATCCATGGGCAAAACTGCCACCGAGATTAACAACATGGTTACTGCTGGGCAAATTGGCTTCAAGGAGGTGCAAACCGTGTTGGAAAACCTCACAAACGAGGGTGGCATGTTCTATGGGCTTATGGAGGAGCAATCCAAGTCGCTCACAGGTCAAATCTCCAACCTTGAGGATGCATGGGATATGATGCTAAACGAGATAGGCACAAACATGCAGGGCGTGCTTTCGGGTGGCATTTCCGCTGTAGCCTCACTTGTTGAGAACTATGATAAGTGCCTCAAGGTGCTGGGCACGCTTGCTGCAACCTATGGCACGTACAAGGTGGCACTGGCTGCTGTAGCCATAGCTCAAAATAAGAGCACTGGCATGACCTTGATTGATAACATTGCACTCAAAGCACGCACAGCCCTCATGGGCAGCCTTAATACCACCAACAAACTACAGGTGGCACAAAGTGGGTTGCTCACCACTGCACAACAGGCATACAACGTGGAGCTGGAAAAGGCTCTCACTCTGGAGCAGCAGGAAACGGTTTTGCGCAACCTCAAAACACAGGCGTTACAGGCGTTGCTCACAGAACAGCAGGCACTCTACTTGAGCCGTTTGCAGCTCACTGCTGGCACAGTAGAGTACATTGCAGCAGCAGAGGCAATACTTACAAACGACCAAAGGGAGGCACTGGCAAAGCAGAACCTCACACGCTCAAGCCAGCAGTACACTGTAGCCATTGAGCAAACCATCAGCGCACAGCAACAGCAAAATGCTGCACAGATAGCTGCATTGCGCACGGAGGCTGCCACGCTCAAGCAAAAGGAGGCAACGCTGCTACAGGAGTACAGAACGAGCCAAAACAAGATACAGCAAACACGTGTGCAAATTGCGCTGGCTACACAGGAGGGCGAAACAGAGGCTGCTGCCATGCTCACCGAGCAGCAGCACAACCAGCTCAAGCAGCACAGCAACATTATCAGTGAGCTTAAAAGCACACGTTTGGCAAAGGAGGAAGCCACACAGAGGATAGCCACACTTGCCACGCAAAACGCCTCACTTGCAGGCAAACAAAAGGCTGCCAGCGATACAATGCAGACAGCCACCAGTGGCATGTTGAGCACTGCCACCACGTTCCTCACCGCAAAGCTCAAGGCTCTGTGGGCTACGCTTGTTGCCAATCCCTTTACAGCCATTATCACGGCTGCCACCACGCTCATAAGCCTGTTTATGATGTTTGGCAAGCAGGAGGACACCAACACCAAAATTGCTGGCGAGTTCAATGATGCAGTATCGGAGAGCTACAGCAAAATGAACCTGTGGTTCTCCATACTCAAAAACAGCTCTGCTGGCACTAAAGAGTACAACGATGCGCTCTCCAAAATTAATGCTATGTGTGATGAGTACCATTTAACAATACTCAAAGAGAACTCTGCACTGGATGAGCAAATAGCCAAACACGATGAGTTAATTGAGGCGTTGGAGCGCACAACGGCTGCTAAAATTAAAGCAAAGTACATTGAGGAGGAGCAAACAAAGTTACAGGATAAGCAGAAGGAGCAACTTGAGGACTTAATTAGCGAGGCACAGAGCGCAACATATAAGCGTCTTGAGGAGACCAGCGTATATGCTGGGGATATTTACACCACTGCCTACAACTATGTTGAGCATGCCAGCGAAAACATTAACAACGCAACAGATGCGCTGTGGGCAAGTGTGCAGCTACGAGCCGTGCAGGGTTCGGAGGAATTGGCAAAGCTCACTGGTGAGGCGTATAACACAGCCCACGAGAAGCTTATTAGCGACATAATGCAGCGCATTAAAGAGACCACTGGTGCATCTGGTGAGGAGCTGGGAGCATTTAGAGAGGTTGTTGAGAAGTTCGTAGATAAAACCATTAAAGATGCGCAGGAGTGCAGCACGCACGTTGCCCTCATTGAGCAGCAAGTGAGTGGCATGTTTGATGGCAACTACCTTGACCCAAACGACAAGCTCAATGACAAAATTGATATTACCAAGTTGAGCCTTGAGGAGCTGCACAAACTGGCTGGGCAGCTCAATGGCTCAACCATTACCATTGAGTGCCAAACATACGGTTTTGACACAGCTTTGGAGTTGCTTAACGCTGTAAAAGATGAGATAGACACGCAGCAAAATAACCTCAATACAGAGAAAGGCATTAGTGATGAGATAACACGCCTCAAGGGGTTGCGCGAAAGTGCAGAGCTGGGCAGCACAGAGTGGAAAGAGTATAACAAGCAAATAACCACCCTGCAAGCCAAACTACCAAAAACAGGTAATGCAGCAGCCAGCGCAGCCAAAAAGGTTGCTGATGCAAGCAAAGCCATAGACCAAGCCATTGTGGATTTGGGCATTGAGGTAGAGGAGAGCAAGCTGGACACCATTAAAGATGGCTTTGAAAAACGCCAAAAGGAGCTGGAGGCACAGCACAAAAAGGAGCTGGCACGCATTGACAAGGAGCAAAAGGAGCTTGAGAAAAAGTACAAGGAGGCTAAAAAAGCCATGCCCCAAAGCGTGCAAAACCAGTTTGATGAGCTACGCAACAATGAGAATGCCAGCTATGAGATACAACAGAGCGAGCTGGTATCAACCGAAATAGAGGAGCGCAAAAAGCAATATGAGCGTTACTACAAGTGGATAAGCACGTATGGCGTTAACGCAGCCAACGAGCAATATTCTACGCTCATTGAGCAGGGCAACACCTACACTGCATGGCTTGAGGGCAAGATACAGGAGCTACGCAACAAAGCGCAGGCTAATGGTGGGCTTAATGAGGCTGACAGCAACGCTTATGTTGCCTACACCGATGAGCTAAACGAGGTTAAGGGTATCAAAACCGAAATGGATAAGTTCACCGAGAGCATAAACAAAGCCAAAGAGAACAGCAAAACGCTGGGCGATTACCTCACCACGCTGGCTAACAAAAAGCTGGAGCTGCAACAGGGCAAAGGTGGGCTAATTGGCGAGGATAGAGCCAAAGCCATACAGGAGGTGGATAAGCAGATAACCGAAACCACGGAGGAGCTGCAAAGGCAGTTGCTGCAAACCTACCAAACCAATGCCCAGTTACGCCTTGAAACAGAACGCAAGTATGATCAAGAAATAACATGGCTCAAGCAACATGGCTACACAGCACAGGCAGAGGTTGCAGAAAAGGCAAAGCGCAAAGCCATTGCAGAGGTAGAGGCAACACGCATACAAAGCACAGATAGCTGGAAAAAGCTGTTTGCCGATGCACAGTACTTGAGCAGTGGTGCTTTTGATGAGCTGGTAAAGAGTCTACGCAAACAGGTTGAGCAAATTGGCGATGTTGATGTAAAAAGGCAGTTGAGTGACCAGTTAGATGATTTGGAGAAGCAGATAACAGGCTCTAAGAACCCATTTAAGCTACTGGTTAACTCCATCAAAGCCTACAACGCAGCAGTTGATGGCACAACCGATAAGAGCAAAAAGTTCTCAAAAATGTTTGAGAGCATTGCCGATAGCATAGACTTTGTAAAAGAGGGCTTTGATAACGTTGTCGGTGGCTTAAAGGAGCTGGGGCTTGCTGGCGATGAGGTAACGCAGGAAATGCTGGAGGATGTAAGCAAAATGATGGAGGGCGCAAGCCAGTTGGCAAAAGGCATAAGCACCTCCAACCCGATGGATATACTCTCTGGTGGCATAAGCCTCATTACAAGTGCGCTCTCACTCTTTGACAGCACCAGCAGGCGCATAAAAAAAGAGATGAAACAGCACGAGAAGCAGCTCACCGTATTGCAACGCCTCTATAGCCAAATCACATGGGATGTGGATAATGCGGTTGGTGAAGACTACTACACCGAGCAGCAAAAAGCCATAGAGAACTTGAAAAAGCAGCAGGAGGAGTATGAGAAGTTGGCAGAGCTTGAGCAGAGCAAAAAGAGTAAAGACCGAGACGATGATAAGGTGCAGGAGTATTTGGCAAACGCAGAGCAGGCTGCACGTGATATAGCCGACATAGAGCAGGAGATAACCGAAACGCTGGTGCAAACCAACTTTAAGGATTTGGCAAATGATTTGGCTGATGCATGGGCTGATGCGTTTAGCGACATGGAGGATAGCGCAGAGAGCTT